TGCAGGTGACACCAAAGATAATACAGTCTTCCACCTCGCCTTTATGTTTTTTAAGATCATATAAATACTCCCTTCTTATCTGTGCATATTCCACAGGTATATTTGCATTTAAATAAGCCATAGTTTATCCTCACTTTATTGTACCCCAGTTTGGACCGGATTCATAGTCAACTTTGTTGGGCACTTTTAATTTTATAGCATTCTCCATAATGTTTTTTATTTTTACAGCTTGATCGTTGTCTTTTATTGAAAAACAAAGTTCATCATGAATTTGTATGTGAGGTATTATACCGTTTTCGTAAAGATCTACCATGGCCTTCTTTGTCATATCTGCTGCTGATCCTTGTATTAATCTATTTAAAGCTTTGTAAGTAAACGCTGGCCTGTAATGTTTCTCAAAGTATTTACAATTTGGATCACTTTCATACATATTTTTTGCCTTCTCTGCATGATACCTGTTTTCAGCTTCCTCTCTTTTCAATATTGGCACTGGTATCTTAACTATTTGTTTTTTGCCATCTACTTCTTGATAATCACTTATCTCAAAGATTCCTTTTTCAGGATTCCATTCTTTATTGATAGGCTCCCATTTATCAAATCTACAAAACCTATCTTCTAATGTGTAAATATTTTTATTCTTTTCTGCAAAGTCTTGTAGTCCCTGCGATAGTTTTCTAACAAAAGGAACTTGACTATGGTATTTTTCAAAAAGTTCTTTTGCTTCGTCATCTTCTAGTTCTAAAGATCTAGCTAATTTATTTTTACCCATACCATAAAACAAACCTAAGTTAATTGTTTTTGCTTGTTTTCTAGTAATCTTAGCCATTCTTGCTACAATTTCATGAAAGTCTGTGTCTGGGTTTTCAATGTATTCTTCTGCCATTTCTTCAGCTCCATGTAAGCCATTTTTTAATGCGTAGTGCACGACTAGTCTAGGTTCTTGCTGTGAGTAGTCAAATGATCCCCACTTGTATCCTTCTTCTGGTAAAAATAATTCTCTTATTTTATTACCTAACTCACTTCTCGCTGGAATCTGTTGCAGATTAGGATTACGCATAGAAAATCTGCCTGTAACTGTTCCGCCTTGGTCTGATCTTATTTGATTTATATCTGCATGTATTCTACCGTTGTGTATAAATTTTAAAATACCGCTTACAAAAGTGTTAAATAATTTATCTAATTGTCTAGCTTCTGCAATCATTTTTAAATATTTATTAGGGTGTGATTCTAAGTATAATTTTGTTATACTAGCTCGCCCTGTTTTAGGTGTAATTTTGTAATCTGTAATTTTTTGATGATCTAACAATGGTTGAATGGAATCTGCAGCCCAAATGTCTACATCAATACCCGTTTCTTTTTTTATTGTTTTTAGTATTGCGGCCTGTTCTTTTTTAAGAGTATCACCAAATACTTTAGCTTTTTCTTCATCAACTCTTACACCTAAAAATCTCATATCAACAAGACACGGAAACAATCTAGTCTCTATGTCAAATATGTTTTCTAAAGTTTTTTTTCTTTTTGATTCCGTATTTACAGAAGTTTTAATAATTTTATCAAACTTGTTCCACAATTTTAATGTAAGTAATACATCTTGTTCTGCATAATCAACTACTAAATCATAGGGTAGTTTATGCATGTTAGTCATAGGATCATCTATACCGTGCAGTTCTTTTGATTTTTCTACAAGGTCATACTTATATTTTGAATCATTTAAATAATCTTTTGCTAAAGAATCTAAACTATATTTCTGTCTATTTTCATCTATTATTGATGCAGCAATCATAGTATCATAGATAGGTCCCTTCAACATAACACCTGTTTCTGCTCTTATCCAACAAACGTCGTACATTGCATTATGAAATACTTTTGTTACTTTTTCATTTTGAAAAATCTTTTTGTTTAAAACTTTCCACGTTCTGTTTTTACCTAAGTTTTGTGCTGAGTATAAATGTGCTATTGGAAAGTAATATTTTTCATCTCTATATGCCACGGCTATGCCACATACTTTACCTTTACCTACTATGGCCCCTGATCCGTGGGTCTTGAGCTCTGGATCGTGTGTCTCTAAGTCGACAGCAACAACATCACCATCTTTTATATCCAACATATCTAGTTCTGGTATCATTTAATACCCCACGTATTAGGTTTTTCTTTTGGTAAATTTTCTTTTGGTTTTTCTATGGTAGGATAATCTCTTTCAATTATCATTTCTAAAAAATGTATTGCTTTCAAAATATCTTCTTTTCCATTTTTATCTTGATGACGTATAATATATTTAATAGCACAACCTTCAGGATATAGCAACTTATTCTCTACTACAAACTTGCTAGGTTGAATTTTATATTTTTGATAGTGTGATCCTCCGTGTTGTTTGTCCCAAACTTTACTCATTGTACATCTTCCTTTCCTGCAAATGTTAATTTAGTGCTACTCTTTAATAACCATAAAGTTTTTTTCGCTCTTGAACATGCTACAAACTTCATTCTTTTTTTTGAAAAAATGTTTTCTGGCTTTGTTAATTTAAAATCAAGAACTACGTTATCAAACTCTTTACCTTTAATAGTATGTATGTTTTCTAAAAACACTCTCTTATCTTCTAAGTCTCTGTTATTTTTTACTATATCTCTTATGTAATTTTTCATATGCAGTGTTTCAACTTTACTAATCATTTGAAAATCATTTATGTCTTTTACACCAGGGACGACAAACCCTTTGTCGACCAACCAGTTAATATCATAACTACCACTATCCACAGATTCTAATTCCTCAATTGTTTTTAATTTATACTGTGAGTGCATACCTTTAAACACAGCTTTAATTTTAGTTAATGATTTCATCTCACCTTTTGAAAGAGTTAAAAACTCTCTTTGGTTTTTTACATCGTTAGTTGGATACTTAAATTTAAATTTACTTTTTTCTTTGTTTGATATCTTTACGGGTATACCTATCTGCATAATATAGTTTATCATATCCCTTGGTTCACCACCCCTGTATGTAAATATAAAATTTTCCTTTGTGTTTAATATGCGATTTTTTAATTCAGACGCAAAAGGGTCTTGCGTTAAACTAGATAAATTAAATATTTCTCCTTCTACAGTTTTGCCGTTTTCTTCTCTTGGTTTCCAAACTCTAGTGTAGTTATACTCTTCCCAAACGTCTTGAATTATTTTTTTACAATAATCATTTATTACTCTAGGGCACCTGTAACCTTGCTCTAGTTCTATTTCTGGATTTGCAAATTCTCTGTGAAAAGAATCAGGATCTGCTCCTGCAAACTCAAATATAGCTTGGTCTGGATCCCCAGCTTTATAAAAGTAGTCTACGTTTTTTGACATTACCTCTTCTGCTTTTCTTTGTATCACACTAGAGTCTTGCGCTTCATCAATTATTAAAACTTTAATATCCTTACAAAGTCTTTCTGATTCTTCTTTGTTATTGTAAAAATCCTCAACCATATCTTGAAAATCTAAAATTTTTGTAGTTCTGCCATTTATCTTTTCATTGTTTTTAAACTTTACATAATCTTTTTCCATCACAATCAATTCTTCAATTGTGTATTCATAATCTTTCTGTTCATCAAAACTTAAACTTCTCCAATACTGTAATGATTCTTTACCGTTATCTCTCGCAAAACTTACAAACCTAAAAAAAGGATGTACTGCAAACAACCCTTGCACACTGTTAAATTTTTTATTTGATGTGTATTTTTCAAACATAGGATATATTGTTTTTAAAATATCGTAATCATCTATTAAGAAAGCTTTACCTTTTACACGGTTTTTACAAAACTTGTGAACTGTTGTTACGTTCTCTTCCAAAGTAGCTTTTGATTGTTTTACTAAATGAAATATCTCTTTGTTTGTTTCAGTTTGAAAACTTTCTATACTTTTGTTATCATATATTTTTCCTCTAATGTGATCCGCTGCAGTATTAGTATGTGATATAACCATTATATCTGTTGGTGAATACTCATCCAAATGAGTATAATATATGTTAACTAATTTAGTGGTTTTACCTGTTCCTGGTGGTCCTGCTATTCTAATCTTTTTCATGTGTTACTTTTTTTGTGTTATCTCCTAAAACTGTGTATTGTTCAGGATCTGAAGCAAAATGCCAAGTTGGACAAGATACATTTTTCTTCAATGCTTTGTTAAATACTTTCCCGCTAAGATGTTGCGCTTTCATTATGTGTCTTAAATTAAAACAAACTTTTTTTTGTGACATGTTATTCCTTTGAGTTTTTAAATACTCCATTAATCTTGAAAGTTTAAAGTGTAGGTGCCCTTCTTTAGTTACATAACAACCACCATCTAACAAATCTCCTTGATTGAAAGATACAGTTGCTTTTCTTATAAAATCATAAATAATCATTTTAAATTCATGATCATCACTTGCTTCTTCATCTGCTTCTTCGTATTGTCTTTTGTCTAACCTAGCATACTGAAAGGCTTGAAAATCTAAAGGTTTCATTTTTAAGATTGCAGGACGTGGAAAACTTCCTGAGTCTGCAAGTATGTTTACCCATTTTGTTTTATCAATGAGTTCAGATCCTTTCATTTCTACTCTAATTCTAGTAAATCCATCGCCGCTTCTACTTTTAACATCAACTGACTCGTAATAAATAGGAGGTTTGCTTGTATATTCTGTTATATTACCAACTGCTTCTTCTGCTGTAATTAATTCTTCAGCTTGTTTTGGATCTATTCCACATAAATTTCTAAGACACGCAGATACATCACAATATTTTTTTATCTGTCTTCTTTTGCATAAATATTTATATTCTCTGTCTGTTGATTTTAAAATTGTATTATCTATCTCTTTCTCTTCTAATGGCCTCTCTAGGTATTGTCTGTTAAAATGTTTTAACAGTGCAGCTGCATCCATTTTACTGTAAGCTTCTATTTTTTCTACGCCTTTCTCCACTGCTCGCATTGACCAAGTATACATGTGTAATAAATAATCATTTCTATTTTCACTCGGAATCTTACCACCGTTTAACTTCAAACAATTTTTTGTGCACGGTAAAAAGAAATCCTCTAATTTTTTTTCTTTTACTGGTTTATTCTTTTTTCTAGGTTCTTCTATTTCTTCTTGTAAAAATTCTGTTAGATCTGTTTGCACGTATTGATCATACAATTCAAAAAATTGATCAATAGATGCGTCTTCAAAATCATTTGTATATGCGTAAGTGCTGCCCTCTTCATGATTAAAGTATGGCATGTTTAGCCAAGATCCGTCTTTCTTATCTGCTAAAGAAGTTTGCATTGGATACACCCTATCCAAAATATCTGCAAGACCTAGTCTACCTGCAAACTTTTTCATAACTGTTTGCACCTCTTCCGCACTAGTAAACTCTTTCATGAACATGTAAACGTGTGCTCTACCACTTTTTGATCTAAACATTATCAAAGGTAGTTTAAGTTCTCGTATTTTACTTAACAAATTTTTATAGTCGTAATTATTTACGTCAATATCTATGGCACCCCATTTGCATGTGCCATCATCTTTCAAAGGAAATACACCTAATCTGTTACCAACGCCGTTAAGATGATTCTCCCAAAGTTGTTTAGTAAGAGGCTTATGTTCTATCCATGGCCTACCTTCAACTTTAACAGATAGTTTTTTATCGTTCTTTTTAAATTGACCGTATGCGCGTTCTAAACCTTCAAATATACTTATAAATTTATCTATCATAATAAACGTGGGCGTCTTCCACTCTCGCTTTGACGCCCACTACCTAGGATATTATAAATCTAATGAAGCTTTTTTTACTTCTTGATTTTCCGGTTTAGTCTCAACCTCACCTTTACCTACGCTAATCGCAAAGTTTTTTGCCATGTCGTAAATACTTTTATTTTCGACTGGACCAACTTTAGTAACGTCCCATCCAAACCATGTACCTTTGTCGTTAGACATCTGTACAGTTTTTAGATTGTAAATGTGGCTATACGTTGGCGGAGTAAAAAGACCATTCTTACCCTGCATTTTTATACCCATCATCATT